AAATAGACCTAAGCCGCAAGTTCTACATTCGCCGTGGAAAGCAGATTCACCTATTCAACTCTGCCCAAGATGCCGACGATTGGATGGAGGCTGAACGGGTAGCCAATGAAGCACTCGCCCAGGCTCAAAAGACATCCAGGCTGGCACGCAAACGCCTGAAAGCTAAGGTATTCAAGCCTACCGCACTCCCGGTTGACACGGTACAGATTGACGCACTAGGCCAGCTTGCCGAACGGTTCAACCTGAATGCCAATATTCCCGCCTTACTTGAAGCGCAGGACTACGCGACAGTCGTGCAAATGATGCAGATTGCTCGGGACATGCAGGACGAGGACGACATAGAAATGCTGCTGCTCTTGTAACGCTTTACCAATGAACATAATGCGCCCATGAGTGACCATAAAGACGTTTTGCGCGCCCGTGAAGCGAGTGCAGTATTGGAAAATAAAGCCTATCAAGAGGCGATGCAATCCCTGCGCGAAGACATCATTTTCGAGTGGAAAAAATGTCCCATCAGAGATAAAGATGGGCAAACCCTTCTGCTCCAGTTGGTCAAGCTGACAGACAAGTTTGAAGGCTTCCTGAATGGCCGTATTGAGTCCGGGAAGATGGCACAGCGAAAGATTGACTTGGATATTGCGCGGGACGAATCAGCGGTTCAGCGGTTCGCTCGCAAGGTGGTAAACGGCTAGGCACTTAGCTTTTCGCGTCCGCAGTTATGCGCCGCAATCCCTCTTAGTGCCAAAGGGAGGGAGTTAGACCAAAGGATCAACCGTGACCGGACAAGCAGACACTGCACCCGAAACAGGTGATTTATCCGACCTCGCTTCTTTTCTCTCGGACACTCCTGAAGAGGAATCCACAGAAGAGATTGAAGCACTCGCAGACGATTCAACCGACGAAACCGCCGACACTGAACCGGAAGCAAACGACGAACAGGACATTGACCCAGAAGCGCCCGACGAGGGTGAAGATGCGGACGAGCCTGCACCCGTTGAAAAGATCACCTTCAAGGTGAAAGGCGAAGACGGAAAAGAGGAAGTTATCGAGGCAACGCCCGAGGACTTGGCTTCTTCCTACTTACGCCAGAAGGACTACACCAAAAAGACCCAAGCGCTGGCCGAGCGCGAAGATCAAGCGGTTAAGTTCCTGACACAAAAACACGACGAGCTACGCACTCAATATTTGACACAGGCAGAAGTCGCTAGGGCTGCTGTGTCTCAGATGGCGGGGCTTAAATCAGAGTCAGAGATGGCGCAACTCGCCAATTCAGACCCTGCGGCGTGGGTAGCTGAAAACCAGCGACAACGGCAAGTGATGGCTTTCCTGAACCAACTGGATTCACAAATCCAAGGTGAAAAGACGCAAGCACAAACCGAAGCGGCACAGCGCGAACAGCAGACCAAGGCAAAGATGTACGAAAACGCTTGGAATGAACTTTCCAAGGACGGTATCGACAAGCCCAAGCTGCAAAAGATTTACTCGGAGGCATCGAAGTCTTACGGCTTCACTGATGACGAACTCGGTGGGGTTTATGACCCGCGCATGGTTCGTGTACTCCGTGACGCTGCTGCCTATCGCAACCTGCAAGCTCAAAAGGCTGTAGTGACGAAAAAGGTTCAAGCCGCACCACGTATGCCACAACGACAAGCAAGCCCAGCGCAAGAACGGCGCGATCAAGCGATTGAAAACAAATTCAAAAGCGGACGCGCAAAACTCAACGACCTGGCCGCATTTCTGGCCTAAACCGGAGCATTTCAAATGACCGTCCCAACCAACCTATATCAGAAGGCTTCCCTCAAGGGTAACCGCGAAGATCTGATCGAAAAAATCTTCAACACCTCGCCCACAGAAACCCCGATCACATCGGCAATGGGTCGCGTTACTGCTGTAACCGATTTCCATGAATGGCAAACCGACAGCTTGCAATCGGCTAACGCCGCTAACAAGATGATCGACGGTGACGATGCAACACTGCAAGCGCAAGTTGCTACTCAGCGTTTGGGCAACTACCTGCAAATCTTCTCCGGTGTTATCGGTGTTTCTCGCCGCGCCAACATCGTCAAGAAGGCAGGCCGCGCAATGGAGATGCCTTACCTCAAAGGCAAGAAGATGCTCGAACTGAAACGCGACATCGAGGCCATGGTGTTGTCTCCTACTCAAGTAGCTATCGCTGCCACTACCTCCGTAGCTGGTCAGTCTGGCGGCTTGGGCGTGCAGGCTGTGTCTAACCCGTTGCACAACGGCGCTGGCGCGACTCCTGCTTGGACTTCTGGCGCTCCTACTACCGCTATCACTGCTGGTACTAACCGTACTTTCACCAAGGCACTGTTGGACACCGCTTGCCAAAACATCTACACAACTTCCGGCCAATTCGCTGAGATGTTGGTGGTGTCTCCATCGCACAAAGTGACCTTCTCCGGCTTCTCTGGCATTGCTCAGAATCGCTTGGAAGTGAAGAAAGGCGCAAGTCAGGGCGCAGTGGTGGCTGGTGCTGATGTTTACATGAGTGACTTCGGCGCTTTGTCCGTGATTCCTCACTACCTGCTTGCAGGTTCTGACACCGCCTATGTGCTCAATTCCGAGTACATGGACTTGGCTTTCTTGGACGGTTTCAAAACATCTGATCTGGCTAAGACTGGCGACAGCGACAAGGTGTTGATCACTGCCGATTGCTGCTTGAGCGTTCGCGCTCCTACTGCGATTGCGAAGATCACTAACCTGACCCCTTAATAACGGGTTAGCGGTATTAAAAGGGGTCACTTCGGTGGCCCTTTTTTTGGCTCTTTACCAATACGGAAAATGTAGCTACTCAATTAACGTCGAGAGGACGCTGTATATGGCAATCCAAATTTTTGCAACTGGCATCAACATTGCCACATCAGGAGCCTCAGCTGGTTCTGCACTCCCCCTCAGTTCTTCCGGCGGCGTTCCCCGCTACGTGAGAATCTCATCTAGTGCTGCGGCTTATGTCCGTATCGGCACTGGCGCACAAACAGCCGTTACCACTGACATGCTGGTTATCCCAAGCGATGCTGTGATCGTGGCGACCAACGGATGCACACACGCTGCGGCAATCCAACAAGCTGCTGCGGGAGTGGTTCAAATCAGCCCAGTCGAGGACATCTAACCATGCTTGACTCCAACGTAGAACTCAACGAGGGCTACAACCCTTGGGGCATTCATAAAACCATCATCCTTGAAGGCGACCAGGCAGTAACCAAACTGACCTATGACGCTGCTCCCATGATGGAAGCCGCAAAGGCTGAACGTGCTGCAACGATGGGTGAACGTTGGGGCGAGATGCGAAAAGTTGGGGTTATTCCAATGGCTGAACTCAACCGCATCAATGAGACATGGAAAGACCCTGTAGACCGCAAGGCACAGATTCTTTTGTGGCTCAAGCAAAACACTAACTTTGTCACCTTCGATAAGTTCCTGAAATGAAAAAATACTTCGATTCGATCATTTCCCCGACAGGGCGACCAGTTAGCAATGCGACTGTATCGGTCTACAACTACGGGACTACGACACTAGCGACGCTGTATGGTGATTCTGCGGGTGGTTCTGCGACATCGAACCCCATCACGACAGACAGCAATGGTGCATTTAGTTTCTACGCTGCCGATGGGCGTTATTCAATCTCGATTGAGGCAACGGGCTACACGACCCAGAGCGTGACGGATATTTTGCTGGATGACCCGGCTAATGCAAATGCGATTAGTGCTACTACGCTGACCGCTACGACTGCTATTACGCTTGCAGGCCGCAATGTAGCGTCTTACTCGGTTGATGGTTCAGGCAACGTGACTGGGCTGGTTGGGCCGGGTTCATATCTACTAGGAAGTGCTGGTTTTGTACCAGCTACCAATGACTATGCAGGCATTCTTGCTGCTTACAACGCAGCCGTTGCCGCTGGTGGTGGGGTAGTTCAGCTTCTCGCTGTAACTTACACACTGGGAGGCAATACGCTTCCAATATCTAGCGGCATCAAATACATTGGTGTTACGCCTGTTTTAAGCTATACAACTGCCCTAATCCCAGACGCATTCGATGTTGCCTTGGGTTCCGCAACAATTTTCCAAGGTGATGGAACACAGCCAGCATTCAAATACAACTCTGTAGCGCTTGGAACACCAGCAAGCCAGAATGCCTTTTCAAGGCAAGCGGTCACAAACTGCATGATTGCAAACATTGGATTTAACAATTTCAGCCATGCAATTCTTGCGGGTAATACCAATGCCGCATCATTCTGGTATTCGGAATTTAGCAATCTATATATCACAGGTGGAACTCAGTGGGGATTGAGTATCACTAACTTCCAGCATTGCGACTTCCGAAGAATCTACACATTCGGATGTGTGAATGGACAGTATTATGGAAATGATGTTCCGGCTGCGATTCTCATGCCTGGAAACTCGTCATGGTATGACATATACAGCGTAACTCGCAGTGGAACTTACAACGGAAAAGATAGGGCATTAGTTTTTAAGACTATTCAAGGTGGTCAGAATGAGGGATTCTTGTGCCGTATTCAATCTAACCGATTTGGAGCAAGTTTTGTAACTCAAGCTGCAACAGCGACAGCAGCATCAACATCAATTGTTGTGACAGACGGTACAAAGTTTGCAGTAGATATGCCCGTTAGTTTCAGCGCAACAGCAAACGGATTCACTACAAAACAGATTTACTTTGTGGCTTCTGTTGCTGGCAATACGCTTACTCTATCTAACACCCAAGGCGGGGCTGCAATTACGGCCACTGGTGCAACGGCATTCAATATTATTTCATCTGGTTTCCCTTGCTTGGAGGTTGTAGCATTGGCGGGGGCTAACCACACAGCCCACGTTTTTGACAATTTAGATGTTGAAGGTGGTGGAGAGTGTGCAATCCTATTACAAAATGCTAGTGGGAATAGTATAAGAATCTCTCAAACTACAGGTCCATCACAAAGTACCCAAGGCATTTGTCTACGTGGAGCTGGATACAACGAAATTACGGCATTTGCTGGTGCATCTACAGATTTTGATTCGGGTTCGGCTACCAGTAGCTTCTATGGACTTCGCAATGTTGGCTGTGTTCAGTATCTTGGTATGGGTATATATCAAGATGCAACTACATCCAATAGAGTTTTAGGACTTGGTAGTGCTGGAAAAACACAGGACAAAGGTGATTTATCAGTGATACTGGGGTCATTTCTGTACCCCAATACTGGTATGGGGATTCGCTCTCAAACGTTCGGAGGAACTTCTGTGACTCTTAATGAGTCTCATACCGGAGCAGTGACACTGAATGGTACTGGCAACTTTACTTTTACATTGCCGACAATATCCGCCTCCAATGTCGGGATTCAATACAACATTTCTAACCAGTACACGGCAACCACAATAACATTGAATACCAATGGAACGCAGTTATTCAATGGTAAAGCAGCGTTAACGTCACTCTCTATATTGACACAAGGTTCGGTAACAGTGGCCGCAGTATCTGGTGGTGGAAATTTCTACTGGTCTATTATTGGTATCGGTGGAACATATTCTGCCGGAACTATCACAGGGCTGTAAATGACCATCATCCTCTCCACCACATCCACAGGCAGTACGTACAGCACGCTTAAGGCTGATATTGCTAGCGAGTTAAATCGCACTGACCTGACCGACAAAATACCTGGCTTCATTTCACGCGCAGAGTCATATCTGTTTCGTGAATTGCAAGTCAAGGAACGTCAAGTATCTGTAACGGGTACGACAGTTGGTGAATACGCAGACCTTCCGACAGACTACGGGTCTATTTCCAAAGTCTCAGTAAGTTATGCAGGTTCTGCTCGGACTCTGGATTACATGGCGCGGCCTAGTGTCTCGACATACACAGACGTATATCCCAAGTATTTCTCGTTGGAAAACGGAAAACTCAGGATTTACAACGCTGGCGATGGTCAGGCATACACGCTGTACTACATCCCAAAAATTGAAGCACTGAGCGACACCATCACGACCAATTGGTTATTGGAAAACGCACCAGATTTGTATTTGTACGCCTCTACGCTAGAGGGTGCAAAGCATGTGCGTAATCCAGTTCTCACGGATTCAATGACAAACTCCACAGCGTTAGCCTTGGATTCGGTTAAACGCTTTGCAGAGCGCCGTGGAGAGCCTGCTACGGGTTCTATGCAAATAAAGGTGCGCCGTGGATAAGTTGCTCGGGTTTTGTCCCGATTCCGAGCCTACGGGCGTTGGTGTGGTGACTGAATGCACCAACTTTGTACCTTATGAAAACGGTATGAAGGGCGCTCCCATAGGTGTCGCTCCTATTGGTGTTCCTGCTCTCGCTGCTGAATGTCAGGGTGGGGTGGTTGTCACTAAGTTGGACGATACACGCCGAATCTTTGCTGGCACACAGACCAAACTCTACGAACTCAGCGCGGGTGCTTGGGTTGATGTTTCAACAGGTTCGTATGCAGGCGGCACAGACTCACGGTGGCAGTTTGCACAGTTCGGGAATACGACAGTAGCTTCTAACCTGGCTGACACGATTCAACGATCTACAGGCGCTGGATTCTCTGCGGCTTCTGGTACTGCACCAAAGGCAAAGATTCTGTTTTCGGTTGGTTCGTTCCTGATGGCAATGAACACCAATGACGGGTCAGTCAAACCCAACGGCTGGCATTGCTGCGCGTCCTACGATGAGACAGACTGGACACCCTCAACCATTACTCTGAGTGCAAAGGGCCAGTTGGTAAGCTCTCCCGGACAGATCGTTGCTGGCGGCAAGCTGGGCGACTATGCCGTGGCCTACAAAGAAAAAGCAATCCATATCGGGCAATTCGTAGGTGCTCCAAGCGTTTGGGACTGGCAGCAAATCCCCTCTGGTGATGCTGGATGTGTCGGATTGGATGCGTGGTGCGACATTGGAGGCGCTCACTTCATTGTTGGCATGGATAACCTTTGGCTGTTCGACGGTTCCCGGCCCACTCCGTTGGGTGTTGGTCAGGTTCGCCAATGGTTCTTCAACAACTCAAACCCCGCGACACGCTACAAGACCAAATGCCTGTTTGACCGCCAGAATAACGTTGTCTGGATGTATTACTGCTCGTCAACATCTACGACGATTGATTCAGCCCTTGTTTACCACGTTCAAACCAAGCAATGGGGCTGTGTTTCCATCGCTATCGAGGCGGTACTTAACTACATCTCTGCTGGTGTGACGATCGACCAAATGGGAGATGTTTCGGCAACGATTGACGGGCTGATTAGCTATCCCTTTGATTCTCAGTATTGGGTGATCGGTGGCCGTGCGTTGTCGGTGTTCTCCACATCGCACCAACTCCAACTAATGACCGGGGCGACTGTTAATTCCAGTTTCACAACGGGCGATGTTGGCGACGATGACGCAGTAACCATGCTGTCTAAGATTCGCGTTCGGTTCGCTCCCGGCGCTGCTCCAACATCGGCAACTGTCCAAACGTTTAAGAAGATGACCGAGGGCGATTCTTTGTCGCTCGGGGTTACATCCTCAATCAACGATGGCAAGTTTGATGTGATGCAAACCGCACGTTTTCACCGGGGTAAATTTGACTTCACAGGTGATGTGAAAGTATTGGCTCTCGGTGCAACGCTCACGCCAGAGGGTGATCGATGAAGCTCAACGTAGTACCCAGATCGAACGTAGACGCAGAGACTACCCGCTGGTATCGAGAGATCGCCACGCAGGTCAACGGACTGTCTGAGGGCCGTATGAGTGCTTCATACACTGCTTTAACTGCTGCACCTACTTCTGGAACGTGGACACAGGGCGACATGGTTAAAAACAGCAATCCAAGTGAACTAGGCACTGCGGGGAGTAAGTACGTCATTCACGGGTGGCAGTGCCTCGCAGGTGGTACGCCGGGGACTTGGGTTGAATGTCGTTATCTCACAGGTAACTGATGCAACTCGTAACCATCCCATTCACACACATTGATGCGGCATGGCGTAGGGGTGCTGCATGTCTGCACGAAGCCTGCGACACATCAGGCGGTGAAATTGAAGGCCCACAACTCAAGATGATGCTATCTAGAGGTGAGCGCTCTTTACTAGAACTGACAATAGAGGATAAGACGGTTGGATGGGGCGTGGTTCGTGTTGACCAACTCCCAAACATGCGCGTCTTGTTCATTACTGATTTAGTCGCGCATAACGGCGGCTTTGAACAGTTTTTTGAAGCAATCAAACACCTCGCAAGAGACTTGGGATGCTCAAAGGTGCGTTGTGCGGCTAAGGAAGCGCAGGCGCGGCTCTATCGCATGAAGGCTGGCTTTAAACCAGTCTACGAAATTCTCGAAACGGAGGCCTAACATGGCAGGCGGCGGCGGTGGTCAAACCACAACAAACAGCGTAGACCCACGGTTTAACCAGATCATTGACTACGCCACGCAAGCGGCTGGCAATGTCCAAAAGGCTGGATTCACGCCTTATACGGGTGATCGGTACGCAGGTATTAACAGTACCCAGCAGACTGGCCTGAACATGATTACAGACCGCGCCACAAACGGCAGTCCTGTAATGAACCAGGCTAACCAAACCCTGACGGACACGCTAAAAGGCGGGAACACAAACCCCTACCTAGACAGCATGGTGCAAAAAGCGCAAATGGGCGTGATGGGCAACATGGCAGGCGCACAGGCGAAGTCTGGTTCGTTCGGTAACTCTGGAATTGCCGAGCAGGGTGCTAGTCAAATGGGCAACATCGCCACGCAAATGTACGGCAATGCGTACAACACTGACCGCGCTAACCAAATGACTGCATTGGGCATGGCTCCACAGTACGGCCAGCAAGCCTACAACGATGCTAACCAATTAATGAACGCAGGAAACTTTGTGCAGGGCCAAGACCAGCAAAACAAAGACTTTGCTTTTCAACAGTTCCAAGACCAGCAAAACACGCCTTACAAACAGATGGGCGCGTACACAGGTTTGCTTGGCTCTGCTGGTTCGACTGGCACATCTACCTCTAGTGGTGGTGGCAAATGAGCTTTCTCAAGTGGATTGAAAAGAACCCGCTGGAAGCTGCTGCACTCACTGCGGGTGTGGTCGCTACTGGTGGCGCATTAGCTCCGGCTGCTGCTGCGGGTACTGGACTAACCTTGGGTGGCTCAGGTGCTGCGGCTGGCATGGGTGGCGCTGGTGGCCTTCTGGCGACTGGTGGCGCGGTGGGTGAAACGGCTGCGGCTATGGGCGGTGCAGGTGGCTTAACGGGTGCATTGCCTGCTTTGGCTACACCTGCTGCAAGCGGTGGCTTTATGGCCTCTGCTGCGCCTTACATGCAAGCTATGGGCGCTGCAAGTCAGGCTAAGGGACTTCTCTCTAGTCCACAGCAACAAGCCCCGCAAGTCTCAAACCATACAGACGGTGGCGCAGGCTTGTCTCAGTTGTACGGACAAATCCAACAGGGTGATGCCCAACGGATGCAAGAGGAACTGGCGAAACGCGCAAAGATGCAAGGACTATTCGGAGGTGGATATGGGGCTGCTTGACGATTTCTCTGAGTTTGCAAAAACCCCCGGCGGTCAGGGATTGCTCTCTGCTGCTTTCGGTGGCTTGGCTGGCGCTCGTCGTGGCGCACCTTTGAACAGCTTGGGCAATGCTGGCTTGGCTGGATTGCAAGGGTATGCAGGGGCGCAAGATCGACTAACGCAACAAGGCGAAGCGGAGCAGACTAGAAAGCTGCGTCAAATGCAGATCGACCAACATACCAAAGCTATGGAAGAACAGCAGTCCATGAAAGACATGGCTTCAAAGTTCGCCATTCCTGCACAGCAAGGCATGGGTGCAACTCCAGGCAATCCTGATCTTGGAATTATGCCTATGGGTGAGCGTGCGCCTATCGCGGCTGGATTCGATTACGAAGGCTATGCAAAGGCTTTGGCCACGCGCAACCCAATTGCTGCACTCGACCTGCAAAGCAAGCTAGTGAAGCAGGGGCCGAAGTTCTCCACTGCTCCACAGTACGACCAAGCAGGCCGCGCTTTCCTGTTGGCCGAAGATGGCTCAATGAAGTATCTGGACGGGGTGAAGGCGAGGGACAAGCTGAATGAGGTTCGATTGGGTGACAAGGTTGGATTCAGGACTGATTACAGCCCAGAGATTCAAGGCTCTTTGCCTATCGGTCAGTCACCAGATAGCAAGGCATCTAATGCACTTGGTTGGGCTAACTACGGCATCTCAAAGCAGCGCGAAACACGCGAAGCGTCAAACCAAGATCGCCCAGTATGGAATGAATCGCTTGGTGGATTTGTAGACCCCAAGAAGCGGATTGTTTTACCTGCTATGGATAGCACTGGAAAAGTCATTGAAGGCGCAGGCCCGAAGATGACGGAAGACCAAGCAAAGGCAAGCGGGTGGCTAGCACAGGCTGAAAACGCTTACAAAAATATGCGTATGGCTACCAAGCAAAACCCCGATGCTGCTAAGCCTGGATTCAATGATGCACTCGCTGCCATTCCATCAATGGGGGCGACTACTGGTATCGCTAATATGTTCCGTGGTGAGGCGAGGCAAAGCTACATGCAAGGCGCATCCAGTATGAGCGAAGCGTTATTGCGTGCTGCAACTGGTGCAGGCGTAAACAAGGATGAGGCATTGCAGAAAGTAAGAGAGCTTACGCCGCAGATTGGTGACTCTGATGCCGTAATTGCACAGAAAGAGGCTGCAATCCCAATTTATATCGAGTCGCTAAAAATGCGTGCAGGGCCGGGTGCAAAGCGCGTGCAGTCCATTATGGGAAATAACGGTGGAGCAAGTGGTGACTTTGGTTCTAGCTCTGACCCACTCGGACTATTCAGGAAATAACCATGCCAAAACTCTCTGAGATTCGTGCACAGTTTCCAATGTATGACGGTGTACCTGATGAGCAATTGCTGATCGGTCTGCACAGGAAGTTCTATTCTGATATTCCATTTTCTCAGTTCAATAAAGCAATTGAGTACGACAATGCACCAGACCCAACAAAAGGAATGAGTGGGTTTGAGAAATTCGCAGCTGGAACTGGAAAAGCTATTACTGATGCTGCGCGTGGTGTTGGTCAAATGGTAGGTCTTACAAGTCGTGATGATGTTGCAGAGTCGCGCAAGCTGGATGCTCCACTAATGAAAACCAGCGAAGGTAAATGGGGTGATTTAGCGGGAAACGTTGCAACCACTTTGCCATTGGCTTTTGTTCCCGGTGCGAACACTGTCAAAGGTGCATCGCTGATAGGCTCATTGGCTGGACTGGCACAACCAAGCACAAGCACAAGCGAGACACTGCAAAACACTGGCCTAGGCGCTTTGGCTGGCGGTGGAGGTGTATTGGCTGGCCGAGGTGCTGCGGCTGGTTATCAGGCTGCTACAGGACTATTACGACCACTAACAGAAAAAGGCCAAAAGCAGATTGCAGCGGAAGTATTGCAGGCCAGTGCTACGGATGCTAATAAAGCGGCTCTCAATGCTTCGCGCGCTAAACCACTTGTGCCTGGCTCAATGCCTACCGTTGGACAAGTTGCAGATGATGCTGGATTGGCTCAGTTGGAGCGCACCCTGTACAACAATCCAGAGTCTCAAGGCCCACTGGCAAAGGCGTATCAGGCGCAGCAAGACGCACGGCGTAAAGCCATTGGAGATATTGCAGGAACACCTGAGTACCGCGCATCCATCCAAGAGGGACGCAGTATTTTTGCGAATGAGGACTACAGCAAGGCATTCTCAGAGGGTATTGATGCTGAAATGGCAAAGGCTCTAAAGCCTCAGATTGACAGCATTATGAAACGTCCATCTATAAAATCAGCCAAGATGATTGCAAAGGGACTAGCGGCAGAAAAAGACATCGCTCTTGATAAGGTTGGCTCTGTTGAAGCGCTGGACTGGATTAAAAAGGGTTTGGATAACCAGATCAGCGCAGCTACGTCAGGCGGTTCATCTATCGGCAAAGAGAAACTCGCAGCACTGGTGCAGACTAAGAATGACTTGATGGATGTGCTGGAGCAAATAGCACCAGGCTACAAAGTGGCTAACGACAACTACGCCAAGATGTCAAAACAGGTTAATGCGGCTGATGTTGCTGCCGACCTGCAAAAGAGGTTATTCAAGAATGCAGAATGGGGTTCTGGCAAAGAGATGGGGTCTACCTATCAAACAGAATTGTCCAACGCGCTGGAGTCCATCAAAAAGCAAACTGGTCAAAACAGAGGACTATCTGAGGTTATGCCTTCTAGCGACCTTGGCGTACTCAAAGGCATTGCAATGGACTTGTCACGCAAAGAAGCAGGGCAAAACCTAGGCCGTGCAGTTGGCTCTCCAACAATGCAAAACATGCTCGGCCAAAACCTGATTCAACGCATAGCTGGCCCATTGGGTGCGCCTCAGTCGTTCTCGCAGAACGTTCTAGCAAATACGCTTTCACGCCCGTATGACTTCGTTATGAAGTCCGCACAGCCAAAGATTAGCGGTTTACTTGGTGAAGCTATGACAGACCCTACCTTGGCTCAAACCTTGCTGACACTTGCCAGAGAACCTAGCAAGATGGGGAAATTAGCTTTGAAGGGTGAGAAGTTCTCAGGTATTCCCGGACTTCTTGCGCTTGAAGGTAATCGGTAAAAGAAGCGCATTCTTGAAACGAGACTCAGGAATGCACTTCAATATAAGAACCTTCAAGCCAAAGAAAAACAGCAGCATTAAGACTGCCAAAAATGGCTTGAGTATGAGTGCTAGTAACCAGTTATCCATTCCCCCACTATAGCCGCTTTACCGCTTTTTACAATTCCCTTAACGCTGCGATAGCGCTGGAGAAAATATGCCTTTACCTACATCAATCAATGATCTCTCAACCGTTGCGGGTAGCAACTATCCAGCGGGGACAGATTCACCGGTTGTTTTAGATGATGTGCAACGTGCGCACGCTTCGTTTATCGCTCAGTTGCGTGATAGTCGTGATTCTCTCTCCGCATCCTCCGGCTCATCCCTAGTAGGCTACCTGCCAGCAGGCACTGGTGCGGTAGCTACTACGGTTCAAACCAAGTTGCTCGATACCGTAAGCGTCAAAGACTTTGGCGCGGTTGGTGATGGTGTCACGGATGATTCAGCAGCGTTTGAACTTGCCTTGGCAGCACACGATAACGTTTTCGTTCCTGACGGCTCATACCTTATCAACAACATTACTGGCCTGCGGTCAAACTCGACTCTGTACGGCAATGGTTGGGGAACTGAGTTAATCCAAAAATCCGGCGCTGGAGTCAATGACCATGTTTTAGATATGCGTCACAACAGCAACGGCGGTACTACTAGCGTAGCTGACAACTTGACAGGGATTACCGTTAAGAATCTAAAAATTAGGGGCTACTCTGCAACGCCTGTATTTTTGGAGCAATCGCATTTAGTTGCGATGTGCGCTGTGTCTGACGTACTTTTTGATAGCGTGTTTTTCTCGGGCTTCAAAGGTGATGCGGTTTACATCGGTTCTGGTGATTCTGGATTAGTTGAGCGCCACAATGAAAACATCACATTTAGAAAGTGTGTATTTGATGGCGTGAACAATGAGAACCGCAACGGTATTTCAATCATTGATGTGGATGGCTTGCTGATTGACGACTGCACTTTCAAGAGAACCACAAAATCGACGATGCCTGGTGCTATTGACATTGAGCCAAATTCAAACGCATATCACATCGTAAAGAACATCACTGTTCGCAAAGTCAAGATCGACAATTGCCGTGGTGGTCTGATGATGACCATTCCGAACAATCTCACAACACCAATTTCTAACATCTTGTGGGAAGATTTTTCAATTACCAACACGACTCAGGCACTCGGTATCGGTAATAGCTTTAGCACCACAGCATTAAGCATTACGGATGCTTCACAAAAAATCACAATTCAAAACGGCGTGGTGAAGAACGGCGGTTCTCCAATCTCGGTAACGGGTGTGACGGGCCTAAAAGTCAAAGGCGTTTCATTCCAAGATTGCACCGCTACGGGCTTGGTGGGTTCTGGTTCTAATGCGCGTTTGTTGTCTTGGGATGTCGAATTTGATGACAACACTTTTATACGATGCGGAAGTGTTGGGGTAAGTGCAATTAGTTTTGATGGCATCAACGGACTTGTTTACACAAACAATCGCCACATTGATTGCGGCGACAACTCTGTAAACGGTGCTGCGCTTGACTTCATACCCGCTTACGCTGGCGCTGTTGTGGTTTCTAAATTCGCAGGAAACTCATTCCAAAAATCCGCACTTGCAAACATGATTGCAACAAAGGAAACGGGCGCTGGTTCAGTCACAAACATCTATGAAAGTGTTTTCTCAAATTCCTATAACGGACTGACAAGCTATTTCCCGGCTGACTCAGGTACGTTTACACCCATCATCGTGGGCGGCACAACAGCGGGAACCGGAACATATACATTTCAAAGCGGAAACTGGCGAAGGGACGGTGATATGTGTTTTGTTGAGGCGGTACTTATCCAGACTGCACACACTGGAACCGGAACAATCAGCCTTAATTTCAATGACCTTCCCTTTACTTGCAAGAGTTCAAGCGGTAACAACTTGTGGCCCCTAGCGTTGTCTACTGACACGTTAGCCATCGGTGCTGGCAAGGTTGCATCAATTGGCGTTCTGCCAAATACAAAAAATGCACTTCTTATCGCGCAAGACCAAGCGGGAGGCGCTGCGGCTGCGTTGACTTTGGCTGCTGATGTGACTTTTAAATTGTATGTGTCTGGAAATTTCCAAATCGCATAAACGCTGAACCACTCACCGGAAAAATAACCATGACCAACTTAGCAAAACTCCTGAAAAGCAAAACCGTATGGTTTGCAATCATCCTGGCTGTGTTATCAGTGGTGCAAGGTTATATCGGCCTGCTACCACTCGCACCGATTCAGCAAATGTACGTCGGCATCGCCATTAGCGTGATTGTCACCATCCTCCGCATCGTCACCACTCAACCGATCTCTGAAAAATGACACCAATAGAGCGAAAACAGCTATCCGAAGACATTGCATCCGCAATCCAAAGTCATATCACTGTTTTGACAGACGATGAAATAGTTGCAATTCGATTGCTGATAAAAAAGCAAGAGCAGTCCATAGAATTGAGACAAGCAATAATTGAAAAGTCTCTCACGTCTTTGGTGTGGAGTGGCGTTGTTGGTCTTGGATACATCTTGCTGAATTGGGCAACAACGCACGGGTATAAGCCGTGAATAAACTCTCTCCACACTTCACAGAGGACGAGTTCACGCAGAGCCAAACCGCAGCGCGTGAAGGCATCAACAACGACTTACCCATAGACCTAGTACCCGCTG